CGAGGCTCGATGATGGTGCCGTGTCGATCCAGGTCAGAAGTCGAGGCGCGGAACCACGAAAGCCCGTCCTCGTTCTCTGTCTCGATGGCTCGCGCTGCGGTCTTGATCGGGTCCATGTCAGACTCCCTTCACGTCATAGATTAGAACGCAGCGACATCGCACTACGTTCTCCGCGCTTCCCTCTGGATCGAGCGGGCGCATCATGCGCTCGTCGTTCACAAGGAAGGGCTCGTTCTGTAGAACCGTTCTGCGGTTCTCTCCCGTTTGGTTCTTGATGTTCTTGGCCTTGTGATGCTCGCGGGTTCTTTCGTCTTGCGTCGGCACCCAGGTCTTGAGAACGTCAAGCGTCGGGTTCTCGTCTGCGAACACTTGGCTGTTGTTGAACTTGCCCGCGTTGTATGAGCCAGCCGTCTCGGTGCGTGCGATGGTTTCAGCGCGCACGCCTTTGAACTTGTTGAAGTCTTCACGCAGCCGCTTCGCGAGTTGGTCGATGCTTTCGTTGGCTTCGAGTGACTCTCCGAGTACGCGCCTCACCTTCAGCTTCGTCGTGTCGCTGATCTTCGTGATCTCCTTCGCAGAGTGTTTGCGAGCCCACTCCATCACCGAGTCAGAGATCAGATCGAACTCGATGAGAAGTTCGGGAGCCACCTTCGCAGCGATCTCGGAAGCGAAGGCTTCGTGGCCTGCGGCGAACTGGTTGATCGCCTCCTCCTCGATGATGCGTGCCATCTCTTCATTGAACCCGTCGATGACTGCATCGAGCGCAACCTCCGAGGCGCGGACCTCGACGACCTTGCCCTTCGCTCGCTCGCCCTTGACGGCAGCGACGACAGCCTTCGACATCTTCGTGAAGACGGCGCGCAGTCTGCCCTTCATGCGGCGCTCGCCATCGCCCTGGGAGTTGAGGAAGCGGAGCGCGGTGATCTCGATCTGCTCGTCACTCGGGTCTTCCAGCTCGCGGTCATCGGCTTCGATATCGACTTCGATCTCGATGGCTTCGAGTGCGCGGTCTACCGCTGCGGCTGTCTCTTCCGGCTTGTTGACTCCGGCGTTGCTCGCGGGTCCAAGGATGCGAAGCGCCTTCTCCATCGACATCCCGAACGCGGACTGGATGATCTCCAGCGCCGAGGCATACGGGAGCGATCCCGTCATCATCGCCGTCACGACTTGGATCAGCGAGGTGACTTGAGCGCCGTTGAGAACTGTCTCGGGTGCGATGCTCTCGCCGACCTTCGCTTCGCCTCTGGCGGCGTCATCGGGTGCGATGGTCGGCACGTCCTCGAAGGCGGGAGATGGTCCGCTCACCGACATCGGGGCCATGCCTGTCTCGGGGTTCTCGGTCACGGTCGAGCCCATCGGGACGAAGAACACCGCGCCGTTGCCGCCTGCTTCGGGCTCGAAGCCGATGCGTTCTCGGTACTCGTCCATCGTGATCGCGCCCTTGCCGAAGGCTGTCTCGGCAGAGATGCGCTCGAACTCCTTGTCGGCAACATCGACGGGATCGAACTCGAAGCTGTATCGCGTCGGGTCGAGTCCGATGCGCGGGAATAGCTTATGAGTGATTGGCTCCTCGTATCGCTTCAGTCGAGGGCCGAGACAGAGCGCCGAGTAGACTCGATCCGCTTCCTCGCCGTTCGCCCTGGAGCTGTCCTCGATCAGTCCGATTCGGCTGGCTGGGATGTGATAGGCGGCGAGGATCTGATCGCGACTGACACGAGCGAGACTCAAGAACTCCAGATCCTTGATGTGAGCGGAGAGCGATTGGAATGTCGCACCCTTGCCGAGTACCTGGATCTTCTCTGTTCCCTGATGCGAGTCCTGCCAACCTTCGGCGAGGAGTGCGGCTTGGTCGCGAGTCAGCTCGGCTTCGGTCGTGAGGATGCCGGTCGGCATCGCGTGATTGCGGAGATGGCTCGCAGCATAGGCTCGCGAATAGGTGTCCATGTCCACGCTCATCGCTACGGCGCGAACGGGCGAGATGCCTCCGGTCGGGTCCACCGGATCGGGATAGCGGAACAGGATGACATCCTCGGCGGGGAGGACGCGGCGCGTTGATCCCGAGACGTTGATCTCCCAGCCGGTCAGCATGGTCTTGTCCTTGTTGTAGACGGCCTTGTTGATCCAGTCGGGGTTCAGCGGTTGGATGCCGACCACTCGACCACTCGAACCGGGTGCGGTGACGAGATGCCAGAAGGCTCGGCCTGCGAGGTCGAGGTGCGTCTGGCTGACCTCGATCAAGTCGCCCCATGTCTGAGTCGCCGAGGGTCGAAGAAGGATGTCGGGTATCTGCGAGCCTTCGAGCTTCTTCCAGTCCTTGCGGCTGTTGCCTGCGCGTTGCCAGATCGACCAGCTTGACGAGCGAACGTCTTGGCTGATGGTGGAGACGCAGGCATAGATCCATCCCGAGTAGGACTTCAGCGCATCGCCGTCCGTCTTGATCGGGTCGGTGTCGTAGGCTTCCTGGTTCAACAGGCGAGCGAGCGAGAAGCTCATCCCTCCGGTCGGCTGTGGAACCTCGGCGGCTCGTTGTTTCGTCTCGAAGATGCTCATACGAAGACCTGCGCTCCGGGGCTCGTTGTTAGTTCAGTAGCCGCCCACACGAACGCATCGGCTGAGTCAGGCGAGCCGTCTGCCTCGTAGCCTTCGAGCGAGAACGATGCGAGCTGGTCTTCGAGCTTCTCCATGCCTGGAAGCGTGTGCGCCTTGCTCTGCTCGAAGAGTGAGAGGATCGGCTGCGCTCGAACGTGCTTTCCTCGGGTCGCCGTGACCATCGTGATCGGGACGTTCTCGTCCACGCTGCGGATCGTGTGTTCGCACATCGCTCCCCCCTGGTTCTTCTCGACAACGATGGTGTCGGCCTCGAACTCTCGGTAGGCGTCAATCACGCGCCGAGCCCAACCGGCAGGGCCGAGACGACAGGAGCGGTCTGCAAGCGCATAGAGATCGCCATCGACGCCCTTGCCGACGACGACGATGCCGGTGTGATCTGAGTTCTCGCCTGAGCTGATGGCGGGATCGACGCCGACGATGATGCGGCCCAGGTCGGGAGCTTCATCGACGCGGAGGATCTCGATCTGCTCGCGAGTGAGGACAGCGCCATCCACGTCGTCGAGGACTTCAGCGTGGATCTCCTGCCGCCCGAGACGGGTGCCTTCGTAGCGGCGCACGATCTCCTCGATGAACTGCGGCGCGAGGTTCGCAGCGTTGTCGTAGGTCGAGCCTCGCACCACCACGCAGTCATCTCGATTCAGCAGCTCGCGAATGATCTTCGTCGGGCGCGGTGTCGTCGTGACCATCGCTCTCGGGTTGTTGCCCAGTCGCAGCGCGAAGAGTGCCATGTCCCAGGCTGATGGATACTTCCACGCGGCCAGCTCGTCGGCCAGGAGTAGGTCGGCGTTGACACCGCGCAGCCGGTCGGGTTCCTCGCTGGAGTAGAGCCCGACCGTTGCTCCGTTCTTCCATGTTAGGCGTCTCTTGCTTGGCTCGTAGAGCGGACGATCCCAAGGCGGGCAGACAGTGAGCAGCCCGCTCGGCCCTTCGACCAGAGTGTCTCGAAGGTCGGAAGCGGTTGCCGCCACGATGATCGCCCGAGATGTTCTTCCGCTCTCGATCTGTGCGCGGACCCACTCGGTCCCTGCTCGCGTCTTGCCCCAACCGCGACCAGCGCAGGCCATGAAGTATCGGTGCGGTCCTTCGGGTTCGAGCTGATCGGGTCGAGCCCATAGCGGCCACTCGTATCGGGCAGCGGCTTGGATGTCGGGCGTCGAGGTGAGGATGCTCTCGCGAACGTCGGAGCGTGCGACCATCGGGGCGCTCACGAATCATCACCCAGCATTCGACGCAGCTCCTCGGCTGCGACTTGCATCTCGGCGTTCATGTCCACTTCGGCGCTGATCTCATGCTTCGAGACTTCGGGCCAGCCGCGTCGGATGTAGTGACCGAAGGCGGCATCGTTCTTTCGCTTGAGTAGCTGGTCAACGAATATCTCGGCGAGCATCTCTCGCTTGGTAACGCCGTGATTGGGAAGCTGTTTATCGAGTGCGCGGTTCACCAGCGTCTCGAAGCTAACTCGACCGCCGCCCCTCGGCCCACCATTCGGGTTCCCGCTCTGCCCCTTCTTCCAGGGCGGTCGGAGATTGCCGTTGCCAGTCTTATCCGTCAAACGCGATTCCCGGTATGTTGCTCGGTGCGGCTGACACCGAACGAAAGCCAAGCGCCCCGAGCGAACTCGGTTCGTCCTCACCGGGTAGCTCATCCTCCGAGCTGGTCAACGGGTCAGGTCAAGTTGTGGTCTGTCGTCTTGTGGAGTTTCGCCAACGCTGCGCTGAGCCTCTTGCGCCTGCGCTCATCTCGTCGGCGTTGGAAGAAGCGCCAGAGTGTCGAGATCGGGACCGTCACCATCATCATCGCCTTGCGATCCTTCTCCCAAGCGCGGTGCTTCAAAGCGCCAACCGCAAGAACTCGGAACGGCCTGCATCTTCTCGAATCACTCCGTAGGTGGCTGAAGTCACCATCGTTGCACCCTGCTCTCGAACTCCTCGACAAGTCATGCAGGAGTGGACGCCCTTCACGACCGCGCCCGCTCCGAGAGGTCGCAGCTCTGGATGATCCATGAGGAACGATGCCACTTGATGCGTAAGCCGTTCCTGTACCTGGAAGCGCCGTGAGAAGGCATGAACGATCCTCGCGATCTTCGAGAGTCCGATCACCCTACCTTCGGCGGGGATGTATCCGACCGATATTGTTCCGGTGAACGGGAGTAGGTGATGCTCGCAAAGCGAAACGAAGTCAATGTTCTGTAGAACGACCATCTCGTCGGCGTTCTCTTCATAGAAGACTTTGCACAGCTCCATCGGATCGACGCGATAGCCTTCGGTCATCTCTGCGAAAGCCTTAACAACTCGTTTCGGCGTTTCGATCAGCCCTTCCCTGGTTGGATCTTCTCCAACTCGTTCAATGATACGAACCACGGCGTCCTCTGCCGACTGCTCAGAGTCATCGCCCATCGTCAACTCCCAAGGAAAGACAACCCAGTCGTCAATCTCTTTAGCTTCCGGTGCGCGTTCCTTTGGTGAGTGCGGCTTTCGGATCAAGGCATCGAAGTAGGCGTCACAGCCATAGTCGCCGCCCTCGATTGCCAGAGCAGCTCGCTCTGCCGTTCTTCCTGAATCAACCAGATCGTCAACAACAACTCCGGCGAACATGATGTCATCGACGAGTTGATAGCCGGGGAAGGAACAGGCAAGCATCGCAGCAACGATAGAACCACCTCTCGGGATTCCGTACAACCCTATTGCCAGCCCATCTCGGTTAAGAGTCTCTACCATAGTCTCGATCTCAATACGTTCGTTGAGTTTAAGAACGAGACGCTCAACATCTTCCCACGTCAAGGTCTTCATCGGGCTCCGATCCACTTATGGACTTGAAGTGATAGCCTCCAATCCGGGTTCTCAAGGACGAGCTTCTGACACCACGCGACTGCATCTCTGTCAATCGACTGCCCTCTGAATGCTGGTGAGATGAGCTTGTGATCGGCCTTCGCCGAGGGTTTCGGAATCCCTTGCCCGACATTCCTCACATACTTCAGCTCTGAAACCTTCTTAGTTCGGATGGCGTGTTCTGCAATCTTCGGCGACAGCGTGATCCAATCGAGCCCGAGTCCGCTGACATCGAACGTCCCGTTCGTTTCGATAGCGGTGTGAGCGCCTGCATCCTTGAATGCTTCAACGAGTTCCGCATCGAGTTGAAGCCCTGGTTCGCCGCCCGTAAAGATAACGCCTGGAACAGAGCCGCCCGTCAATGACTTGGCGACATTCAGGATCTCCTCGCCTGTCAGCGACCGACCGGATACGAACTCGGTGTCGCAATCGAAGTCGGCGTTGGGTTCTTCGTGGCCTCGATGGCAATCCATGTTACAACCGCTGAAACGGACGAAGACATTAGGCGTTCCCATGCGGACGCCTTCACCCTGTACCGAGTAAAAGACTTCATTGATTCGGTACTTGTTCATCGAGACACCTCTGACCAGCAGTTCGGCGTCTCATAAAGTCGCAACCGAACTACCATCAGCTCTGGAAGAAGCTCCTTCGCCTTCTCGAAAAGCAGCTCGGCCATGTTCTCGGCTGTCGGGTTCGAGTCCATCAGAAAGAACCGCCACCCATTCACTTCGCAGAGCTTCGCAACGTCCTGGTCGGCATCGAAGAGGATGCAGCCATGATCAAGATGTTCGTCCACCCATCCACCGAACACTCTCTTCATCACGCTAAAGTCGATCACGCGACCGAGCGAGTCGAGTTCTCCTCCAACAGTCAGTTCGATCTTGTATCGGTGTCCGTGAAGGTTCCGACATTTCGACTCGTGTTTCATTACGCGGTGCGCGGCATCGAACTCGATCACTCGGGTACAGTTCGGCATCATGCGACTCCATTCGTCATCGTGTTCTTAGTAAGCCACCTGAGTTGCTTTCCAATGCCAAGACCTTTCATCGGCACATCAATATGACAACCCATCCTTTCTAATGGAGGAATAAGAAATTCTCTGTATCGTTTACCAGCTAGAAACACAATCGACATCGACACATCAAAGACATCAAAGAAATTTAGTTGAAAGAGGACACGCTTCGCCCATAATCGCCTGTCTTGAATTTTCATTGTGTTTAATGTTTTGTTGTAGGGTTCGATAATCTGATTTGAATCAAGCAGTCCGTACTTGGCGGATAATATATACCAGCGCGGTGGATTCACTGACTCAATATAGGATCTAGCTTTCAAGAACCAATCGGACTGATATAGATCCTTGGCAGCAACTGCGTTATTTAATTTTTGACCAACGCAAGACACGAAGTAGATCGGTTCATTCTGCATTACACGACTCCCTTCGTCATCGGATCAACGACACCAGCCTTGGCGAAGGCTTCGATCCGCTCTTGGCAGGAGCCACACTTGCCGCAATGACGGTCGCCGCCCTTGTAGCACGTCCATGTCAACTCCCAAGGAACTCCGAGCTTCTCGCCAAGCGAAACGATCCCGCCCTTGTCGATGTCAATGAATGGGCGAAGTAGTCGGATCTCGTTCCAGTCGCAGAGCTGCGCGGCAAGATCCATCACGGTAGCAAACGACTCCCGACAGTCTGGGTAGATTGCATGATCGCCAGAGTGTGCGCCATAGGCGACAGTACCGGCACCGATGGAGATCGCGTGCCCGATACCGACCGCAAGCATGATCATGTTCCTATTGGGCACAACGGTTGCTTTCATCGACTCCTCTTCGTAGTGACCTTCCGGCACTTCGATCTCGGGCGAAGTCAACGCGCTGCCCGCCAGGAGAGAGGTCAACGAAGTGAGATCGACCTTCTCCCACGCCAGACCCTTCCCGAGACAGAGCTGCTCGGCAGCAAGCAGTTCCCTCTTATGGCGTTGTCCGTAATCGAACGACAGGCACTTCAACTCATGCCCTTGATCGAGTAGGTGGTAGACCATCGTGGCCGAATCCATCCCACCCGAAACGATTGCAACCGTGTCCCAAGTCATAAGTCCCTCCAAAAATTTAGAGCGTTCACAGCCATCACAAGCTCAAAGCCACCATCGCATGATGATATTGCAACGAATACCCTCGTTCCGTATTTCCTTTTCATGTCCAGCGCCCACAAAACATTCGCCCTCGAACACAATCTTTCGATTGCCAAATCTCCCTTATGAGAAACCCGACTCCAATGCTTCTCCTGCGTCAACTCTCGCGGATCTACACCATGAAAACGGATAGCCCTACACACCTCGTCGCTCGGCCTCTTGACGAAGTCTTTCCGCATGAGTGAAATCATCTTCCCACGCCCCATGTAAATAGGAACGAAGCCGTATCTGTACCCCATCGAGAAGTTAGAGGAGTCCACCGAGTAGGGTTTGAAACCTTGGATAAATCCAAACCTCGTAAAACCAAGCCAATGAACCTTCCGATCACCGACGTAGCGCATGATGCCTTTTACGAAACCCTTATTCCCCTTCGTCCCAACGAGCCCACCGATAGCAACGAGGTCGCTCGTCTCGTAGTAGCGATCCAACTCGGAGACATCTTCTCCTCTGGTGAATATCGGGATCGGCGACAGTCCTCGCTCAAGCATCCGTTCGTAGTTCTTTCTCGTTCCTTCGCTGTCTCCAATCACGTCTAGCGTGAAATACCGTTCCGGCTGCGGCTTCAACGCTTCGATCCAATCGCAGTATTCATCCACGTCGAGAACATCACCGGCCTTCCAGGCAGTAAAGGCACCAGAATCTACGAAAACATTGATTAGTGAACGATTCTCTGACCAGACCTTTAGGTATAACTCCGTGCAGTACGGCCAAGCTACCAATACGTTGAGCTTTGAATCAGCGTATCTTGACGGCATCCAAGAACCCTCCGGCCTTGACCGCCTCGACGATGATCTGGCGAACAGCTTCGGCATCCACCTGGGCACACTCGACAACGACCTTCGACTCGATCCCGTCCGTATGTTCCTTGATGTCATCGAGATCGAAGTCGGTGTTCCACTCTTCCAGATCCTGCGCCATCGAGTCGAGCATCTCTGCAAGTCCCTCGCTCTGAGCATCGAGATCACTCAGCAGTTCCTTGAGCTGCTCTTCGTTCTTGGACGCCATCGCACCAATCGGATCAATGGTCGCCAGGAGTAGATCGGCCTCGGCCTCGTTGACATCGAGAACGAGAACGGGCCACTCGGTTGCGTCATCCATCTCGGTGCGAAGGTGTCCGTCGATCAGCTCCAGGCCGTCGTCCGTCTCGCGAGCAATCAACGCCCCAGCGATGCCGACCTCATCGAGAACGCCACCGAGCGCCTTGCGTTGATCGGCTGGATGCTCTCGCCAGTTCTTCGGGTTCGCCTTCAGCTCGGAGGCTGGGACGCGGCGCAGTTCCTTGACTCGATCTCTCCAGTTCATTCTATCTCCTCTTGAGTTTGACGAGCCACTTCGCTGCGTCTTCGATCACTTTATCCTCGCTCTTTTGCGCGATCTTCGATCCATTGTTCAGCTTCCCGAAGACACGTCTGCGGGGCATCACCGAAGCAGTTTAGGATCTCTTGCATGATGGCTTCGGCAGCATCTATATCCTCGTCCATATTCAACCCATCAGAACGCAACTGCGATTCCTTGTCTGTAAACAGGGCTTCAGACAGATCGGATGCCGCTTCATCCACCATCATCGAGATCGCCATACGCACGCCATGTATGAGATTGATCGTCGAACGAATCAACTCTTCCAGCAGCTTGTTGTCGATGTCTTGATTGTCGCCATTGTATTCAGAGAGAAGATACGCACCGAGGTCGAGCGCCTCTTCGTGCGCTTCAATGATGGCGCGATTGCCAACCCACTCGGGTCCGTACTTTACGCGACCACGGCGCAGCTTCTCTTCCATCTCTCGGATCGGATCAATCTGTTCTTCGATCAGATCGGTATGGTCTTCTGGATCATAGTTCTCCATCGTTATCTCCCAGTTCTCTCAATCCAAGTGAAAGAGTCCAGAGCGCATCGGCAGCGTCTTCCGAATCGGTATGACCGAAGGCGGTGCAAGCGCGAGCGAGCATCGCAGGCTTGCCCGCGTTGCCCTTGCCGGTAGCGTGCTTCTTGATCGTTCCGATGGGAAGACCGCGAAACGGAATCGAACGCCCTTCGCAGAACTCCGACAGTACGCCGAGGAACCCGCCGTATATATGCGCGGCGTTGCCGGATCGGTGCGCCTGAGCTGCAACCTCCTCGAAGAAGATCACCACGTCTTCGGGTTCGTCGATCAGATCACAGAGGAAGCGCCGGAACCGAAGGAAGCGCATCCCGCCGCCTTCGTGTCGCCTGGGTGAGAAGTCTGCAACGCCCGAGTGCGAGGCTCGCACCTTCGAGTCATTCGTGTAGGCGTATCCGGTCTTCGTCCCGAGGTCGAGGCCGATAACTCGCATCAGTCCCCCTTGCAGAATCGACCACGCGCAAAGTCGCGGAAGAGTGCGCCGATGCTGCCGCTCCGAGTCGAGCGCGAATAGGGAATGTCCACGTCTACCACGTCCTCGACATCGGTGGAGTTGATTCGGATCACCACGTCGGCAAGGTACTCTAGTGAGCGGCCTTTGACATGACCTTGCGCGGCCAGCTCGGAAACGATCAGCCAACCGATGCGCCCTTCCGTCGAGCGTCTGGAGTTCATGGCCCAGGATGACCAATCGCGAAGCAATCGCCAGTAGGCGTTGTCGCCTCCTTCGCTCTGTCCCATGTCCACGATCCGGTTGATCGAGTCGAGGACGATCAAGAGTTTCGTGTCGGTCGGTTCGATCTCCTTCTCGATCTCATCATAGAGTCCGTCGATGCTGATGCCGGTCGTGACGTTGGCGATCTTCATCCGGCTCGCAACCTGCTCGTCGATCTTGCCCATGTAGTTCAGGAGTCGAAGCCCGATGTGAGCGCGACTCATCTCGGCGTTGACATAGACCACGCGCCAACCCGCTCGGGCCGATTCGATTCCGCAGGACAGCGACATCAGGCTCTTGCCGACCTTCGGCTGTCCAGCCATGACCGTGACGCCGACGCCACCCAACCCGGCGAGGATCTCATCGACTGAAGCGCAGCCGGTTGGATAGTGCGGCGAGGCATCGAAGATGGGCTCGTTGACTTCCTGCCATTCAAGCGGGGCAAGTGTCGCTCCCTTCGCAGATCGAAGTTCAGCCAGGAGTCGGTTCCCCGGCATCGCGTGATAGCGGCCTTCGATGGAGTAGACCATGCTGCGAAGTTCATCGCTATCGCTATTCTGATCGGCCTCGAAGTCGCGCAACCATGTTTCGACGCCATGCGGCTTGACTGCATTCTTGAACCACCACGCAAGCATCTCATCGTTTTCGAGATACTTCCGCAGCGTGCTGACCATCGTTGCAGCTTCGAGCTTCTCTTCTGCTTTCTGGATCTCTTCTCTCATCGTGCCCCCTGTTGTTGGTTTCAATTCCAGCTCGCGTTGCCCAACCAGCGACAAACGAAACCGAAGCAATCAACCACGCGACGATCCAAGTCACAGACCGAACGCCTCGGCGAAGTCCTCGGGCGAGTCCTTCTCTCTCGTATCTTCTTGGCCCTTGAGTTCCTCCATCGCCTGCGATTCGACCCACGCGACTGCCCTGCGAATCTCGTCGGGCTTCACGTTGCGGAACCAGTTGACGCAAGACCGAACCGGCGACTTGTATCCCTTGGCGAGTATCACCGGCTCGATCATCAGGAACCACGCTTGCACCTGATCGGCAGAGTAGAGCGCGCCGCCTGGACGGATGGCGATCAGGGTGGCGATCTTCTGCTTCGTCAGTCGAGGCTTGAGCCGACCGAAATGGATGCCCATCTCTCTTGTCTTGTTTATCTCTCTATTGTATGCCCCCTCCTGGGGGTAAGTTCTTCCCCCCTCCTGGGGGTAAGTTGTGGTCAGGAGGGGGGAAGTTGGCGACTTACCCCTTCTAGGGGGGATGTTAGTCTCTGAACTTGCCCCCTGTGTGGGGTAAGTTGGTCGGCCTCGGATCAACCACTTCCGGTGATCCTTCTTGATCGACAGGGTGGCGATGCGACCTTGCCCGCCCTTCTCGATTCGGATGATGTTCTTGGCTTCGAGGGAACGGAGTAGCGAAGGGATCTTGTTTCTCGGGATCGCGGTCAGCTCGGCGAGCTGCGAGGCGGCGATGCGGTCCTTCTTCTTCTGCCAGCCGTAGGTCTTGCGGATCAACGCCAGGACGACGGCCATCTCGCGACCGCCCAGATTCACGCGACAGAGCGCCTCTAGCAGCTCGTCAGCGATCTTTGTGTAACCGTCTTCCAGTTGTGGCGTCGATGATCTAAGTGCGGGCACGGCGCGTTCTTAGGATATCCTCTCGGCGTCGGTCCCCGACGAGATCGAATAATGTGATCTCTGGAGCCGCTCGCATGATCTTGAAAGCGGTGAAGGCGCTGGTCCCTTCGCCGTTCTTGATGGCGTTGATTCGGGTCTGGGAGACGCCCGATATGCTCTCGAACTCCTCCTCTGTAATGGCGTTGATGGCGAGATAGTCGGCGAGTGTCATGGGGTTTAGAGTATAGCCCAGTTCCGGGTACAAATCAGAGGTGCTATTGAACCCGATTCCGGGCTATACTTTCAGGGCTCTGCATTCCGCAGACGGAGGCAATTCATTATGACGAACTATCTGAATCGCGTGGCGACTGGCGTCACGCCTCGACCCTTGCGAGTGGCCATCACCGGGCATCCTGGTTCCGGCAAGACCACATTGGCAACCGGCGCTCCGAAGTGTCTTGTGATGCCGGTCGAAGAAGGACTCGGGATTACGGGAGCGACGGCGCTTCCTGCTCCCAAGTCTTTCGACGATGTGATCGGTCAGCTCATCGAGCTGTCGAAGGAGGATCACGACTTCGGAACCTTGGTTGTCGATGCCATCGACGGCATCGAGCCCTTCATCTTCGAGAACATCGTGGCCGAGGCGAAGCCAACGAAGGCGGGGCCGATCAAGACTGTCGCCGACATCGGCTTCAACAAAGGCTATGTCGAGGCCGATGCCTACTGGGTCCGACTCTTCAAGGCGCTCGACTATCTGCGCGCCGAGAAGAACATGAACATCGTGGTGATCTCGCACGTCGCGACGGTCTACTACGATGACCCGACGCTGGGCTCCTACTTCCGGTTCGAGCCCAACCTCCACAAGAGGACGGTTCCGTTCCTGACGAAGTGGGCCGATGTGATCGGCTACCTCGACATCGAGCGAACGCTGACCGAGAAGGGCAGCGACCGCCGCACGATCACGACAGCGATGGCTTCACAGACGCGATGGCTTCACATCACCGACCAAGGACCGTTCATTGCCAAGAACCGATTCGGCATCAGCGGCCCCCTGGAGATCCCAGTCGAGAACGGATGGACCGTTCTCCGCAACGAGGTCGCTGCGGCATACAAGTCCAAGGCACCGAAGAAGACGAAGAAGAAGGAGGCAGCATGAGCGAAACATTCGATATCGACCTGTCCAACGTGGACACCAGTTCAACAGGCGGAGGCGGGTGGTCCGCATTCCCGAGCGGCGAATACCGAGCGATGATTACGAGGGCCGAGGTCAGCGACACCCGAGCGGGCACAGGCAAGCGCCTCGCTCTGGAGTTCACGATCCTCTCCGACGATGATCTGAACGGTCGCAAACACTGGGAGGGCTTGAACATCGTGAACCCGAGCGAGGTCGCGCAGCGCATCGCGCACGAACATCTCGCAATGCTCGCAGATGCCGCAGGGCTGGAGCGCGACTTCCTCAAGACCAAAGGCACCGGAGCCCTCGAAGGCAAGGTCGTCTTGGCTCAGATCGCCAAGGTGAAGGCGAAGGAAAGCCAGATCGAGTTCGCGGACAAGGATGGCTTCGAGAACGTCGTGCGTTCCTACAGCGCGACGGGCGGCGGAGCAACGGAGGCGAAGACGAAGCAACCCGCGTCGAAGCCTGCCGTGTCGGACGACATTCCTTTTTAGAACCTCGCCCTGTTGGGGGTGAGGGCTGGCGAGGGGATGGGAGCGCGATTGGGTTGCCTCCGGGTTGCGCTCCCTCCCTCGCCGGTTTTATACCGGAGGCAACATGAACGAATTGGAACAGACGAGACTTCGCGTCCCCGAGATCGAGCAGCGGATCGACGAGGCGCTGACGCAAAACGAGAAGGCGAAGGAGCGGGCGAGTATCAAGAACCCGCCCCGCGTGGATCGCATGAGCGCATCGGGTCGCTGCTACCGAGAGCGATGGTTCACATTCCGAGGCTTCGAGATGGACGAGCGCGGAGGCTTCGCATCGAACCCGAGACTGCTTCGCATCTTCAGACTCGGCCACGCCATCGAGGACGAAGTGGTTCGGCTCTTGGGGGAGGCGGGCTTCGTCGTCAAGGATCAACAGCTCGAAGTCGGCGCAGGCGAATGGCTCGGTCACATCGACGGGCTGATCGACATGGGCCGAGGCGGGATTCCCGATTGGTGCTTGTTGGAGATCAAGAGCGCGAACGCTTCGCGCTTCGAGTTGTTGAGCGAACTCGATTCGTATGAGACTTGGAACGCGGGCTATGCCTCACAGATCCACGCCTATCTCCACCACTTGAATGTCTCGGATGCCATCGTGATCGTCTACAACAAGAACACCTCCGAGCTGTATGTCGAGCGCATCCTTTACGATCTCGATGCGGCGATGCAGCTTGAGAAGGAGAACGCCCTGGTGACTGCCGAGGGCAACGTCCCGCCACCGAGACCCGCCGAGGCGAGGAGTCAATACTGCGCCTTCTGTAAGTGGTGCGACCTCCAGCAGACCTGCTGGGGCGGTGCGGTCGATGTCGAGTTCGATGATTGAGTCGAGATGGACTTCGCGTCCATCGCTACCCCCCGCTGGACTGGCCCACCAGCTCGACGAAACGGGCCGCCTGGAGGCAACGACATGACACGACACGAAGAGATGCGGCGATCCTGCCAAGCGTTCCACGGGGAACATCCCGAGGTCTGGAAGTTGTTCGTTCGATTCACGATGGAGAAAGTCGCGCTCGGATACGACAACTTCGGAGCGAAGGCGGTGATGGAGCGAATCCGCTGGGAGACATCGGCAGGCGGTGACGATCCCGAACTGAAGATCGGAAACAATCACACCGCCTTCTATGCTCGCCGCTTCAACCGGCTGAACCCAGACCTCGGCGACGGCGAGTTCTTCCGCCTGCGCGAACAGACATCACACTATGCTCCCGCAACCGGATTGTCGGAGTTCGTCGTCACCCGCTAGACTCGCCGGATGACTCCGCACGACCGAGAACTCGGAAGTCTGACCGAGCAGTTGAAGGGCGAGATCCACGCTCGCCGGAATATGAAGATGATTCTCGACGGAATCGTGGCCGACCTGATCGAGCTGCGCGGCCAGGTAGATCGGCTCCGCGTGACGATCAGGACAACGCTCTCGGTCCTCGCCATCGCCATCGGTGTTCTTGCATGGCTGATCGAGATCGCCCTTCGGACGCCGTAGGATCGTCTCTGCGGGCCGATCTCCTGCCCACCCTCCTCCCCATACCAGAGAGCCTCAAGGGCTGCTAGATACGCCTCCTGGGGGGATTCTACCCGCCTGTTACGGATAACCGTAACGTGGCTGCCATCTTACCCGAAAGTGGGTATAATGCTGATCCCACCCCGCGCAACGATGCGCGGTCAACAGGAGGCAACAACATGAAACTCACAATCAAGAATCTCAAGGTCGCAAAGTTCGCCAGCGAAGAGACGCTCTGCTTCGAGGCCACGGTCTATGTCGATGGCAAGCGGTCATTCACCGCAAGCAATGACGGTCACGGCGGTTGCAACGTCTACCACGGTGATCGGGCGAACATCAATGCCGCCGAGGCATGGTCGAAGACTCAACCCGATGGGCTTCTCGACTACATCATCGACGAACTCATCGAAGAAGTTGAGATCACAAAGGAAGTCAAGAAGATTCGGAAGAAGCTCGCGATCTTCGACGCGCCTAATATTCTAACTTGGAAGTGTGCGCCCGATGATGAACGCGGTCGAAAGTTCATCGCGAAGAGTCACCCGAACGCGGTGATCTTGAATGACATTACTCTGGATGAGGCCGTCACAATCTACAAAACAATCTGAGGTGAGGGGTGCCGCTTCAAGCGGTACTAAACCACAGCTTCGGTCCCAAGTCCGAGGCAACGGAGGCAATAAGATGAACAAACCAACAACATTCGCTTCAATCAAGACGAGATACATCGGCCCGACGAACTCACGGGGCAGTCGAATCTCGGTGACAGACGACGGCGGTTTCAACGACAACCGGCGAAGGTTGGTCATCGGCTGGGACTACGCTCTGAACACGAACGAGAACCATGCGGCAGCAGCGTCGGCATGGATCGAGAAGTTTATCGACCTGCCGAACGCTCGCGTATCTGATACAGGGCTTTCGTTCAATAGTGAGTACTTCTGGACGTGGGAGTTCGGCTCAGAGGAGGCAACACGATGAGCAAAGTCAGCGACATTCAGATCAAAGCGACCGAACAACCTCGAACATGGATTGAATGCCTTGCCGAGAATGAACGGCTTCGCATTCAGGTCGCCGCCATGCCGACCGAGATCGCACGCCAGACGAAGGCGCTGCGCGATGAGCGGGACCATTTCCTCGATGAGATCACACAACTCCATCACGAATATCTGACCAAGGATTGTCCGACCTGCGACGGCGTGGGTCAGGTTGAAGTCGCGGTGACTTGTAATTGGCCCAGCGCCCACGATCCTTGGACGCCTGCCGAACGGATGGAGCTTGACATCTGCGAAGACTGCCAAGGCACCGGCAAGGAATGGTGATGGAGAAGATGAGAGTCTTGATCGCCTGCGAGAGCAGCGGCGTCGTGCGGGAGGCGTTCCGCGCTCTCGGCCATGCGGCGTGGTCGTGCGACCTCCTTCCCGCCGACGACGGGAGCCCGTACCACTTGCAGGAAGATTGCGTGAAGGCGGTGCGAGGTGGGAGCTTCTTCGCGGTGTGGGATCTCATCATCATGCACCCGCCCTGTACCGCGATCTGCGTGAGCGGCAATCGCTGGTACGGAAGCGGGATGCCGAAGCACGCCGAACGCATCGAGGCGGTCCAATGGACGATGGAATTATGGGAGTTGGCAACCCGTGTCTGTCCGCGAGTCGCGATGGAGAACCCGGTCGGCACGTTGCCGATGAAGGCAACCCAGTACGTTCAGCCGTTCGAGTTCGGTGATCCATCACGCAAGCGGACAGGACTCTGGCTTCATGGCCTGCCTTCGCTCAAGCCCACAAACATCGTCGAGCCAGAGATCAAGCGATACAAGAAGAAGGACGGCAGCGGATACACCAGCTTCTCGGCAGACTACGGCGTCGGGTTCAAGACGAAGCATGGAAGCAGGCGCAGCGTCACCTTTGAGGGCATCGCGAAGGCGATGGCTTCGCAATGGAGTAACAACCAACAACGGAGGCAAGCATGACAATAATATTCGTTGAAACATCACAGATCGACGACTCGTTCGAGAGAAAGGTCGTCGCCGACGACTCGTTCGAGGCGAAGATCATCACGATCACAGAGGCCGAGGCGATCAAGCTGACCGCCAACGCTGCAACATTGAGAGAGGTGATTCGATGACAGTTCGTCAAAGCGAGATCGAGATCATAGTGAGCAAATGCGTCGAAGCGACCATTCTGGCAATGAGCTTTCGCGAAGGAGACGAGGACATCCTTCCGAAGCTGGAGGCGGAACTTCGCGACGTGGTTCGCGATGAACTGATGAAGGCTGGCGTGCCGGTGCAACGCAAGCGGAAGGCGATTGTCACGTCGCCGAGCGCAGGGCAACATCACCCTCTGGCAATCCTCGACACGGTTAGCAGCTACCTACCGTCGAACTTCACCGCTTGCGAATCGAGTGGCACGATTCACGGGGACTGCATCCTCATCGAAGGGTTCGACCGCGCAGGCTGGACGCTCGATGCCTATGTCATCCCTCGTCTCGCCTCGGGGCTCATCGTCGCGAAGGAGGTGAAGTGATGATCCACTTCGACGGCTTCAGTCTGCTCCTGATCGTGACCTTCTCCTGGCTCGGCTATGTCATCGGCTGGCGTCGATGTCGCGCAGAGATGCGGTCGGCACTCGCGAACGATGCCTCGGTGATCGCTCAGGCAAGGAGGGACTGAGACTACTCATCGAACAGCTCGGACCATAAACGCGCCAGGGCGATCCCCCACTCCGCATCGTGGTCGGGTATGGCGATCACTGTGAGGCTATTAGTCTGGCGCGTTGGCAATCGAGCTACAGCCCCAGTTCAACATCGCCCAGTCACCCACGACTGGGACAGCCGAGATCGTTCGGCCTGCAATGTTGTCAGTGATACAGTCACGCGCCTTGAAGTCGAGGCTGATGATCCCGTCTGCGGGGCTGACCGTGATGCCCATCCCTACGCAACCCGTCAAGAACAGCGACATCGCTGCCATCACCGCTACTATTTTCTTGTCCATTATCGAATCCCCTTCTTGTCGAGTCGAGCTTCGAGCGAGTCCACCTGTTCGGACAGATCGCGGCTGCGGCCCATGTTCTGAAAGAACCTGAACGTGATCCCCGCTGCTGTCGCAATGGCGATCAGCGTCGAGTCCTTGTTGATCTCTGGATCGAGCGCGAGATCCTTGGCGAGAACGTCGAGCTGGAATCCGGCAACGGTCGAGATCGCGAGCAGCAGATATGCGATGAGAGAGATCCACCGCTTCCGTCCCTGTAGCTTCCCGTTAAATACCGTCGCGGCTGATCGAATCAGCTTCATCATGTTCGCCGTCATCACTTCGTCCCCTTGTGTTCAATCGAATAGTGGTTGCCGTCTGGCCTTGAGAAGCGACCGCCCCAGCAGAACGTCACCCGCTCGCCGTCGAAGTCACCGCTGAGTCCTTCCCAGTACTCGCCGAGGATTCGGTGATCTTCTGATCTTGTCAAGAACTCACCTCCTCTAAACAGGTTCAGATCAGCGGCAAGCCGCCTCGTATGATTCGAGCCCTCGAAGCCGAGCCGCTTCGCCTCTGTCTTCGATCTCTCGACCTGTCCCATCCGAACCTCGAAGCCTCGAAACGCTGCGAACTGCAACAGCAGCGCGAGCGCCTGGGCGAATAGCTCCTGCTTCCTTCCGAGCTTCACAGGCCAGGAGTCTCTCGGATCTGCAACGCCGTTCGGACTTGCGCTCTGAATGTCGCTGCTGCTACGGCCTCGGTTTGTATCGTGTCTTTGATGTCCTCGACATTCTGCGCGAGCTTCTCATGCCGCTCCTTCGACTCGGCTTCGACTTCCCTGATCTCACTTCGGACGGACTCGATGTCATCGCTCGACGCTCGGGTCGCAGCGAACGACCACGCTCCCAAGATGCCCGCCGTCACAAGAGCGGCAGCGACTTTCTTGAAGTCTCCATTCGGCATTCAGATCACGATGTCGCTCTGCAAAGTAAAGCGCCCCCTTGTTACCGTCTCCACCTTACTGGATTTAGTCATCTGTAGCTCATGCGTATAGAGCTGATCGACAACCGAAGCAGGAAACGTATTGGTCGGGAAGTCGCTAGCAGCGATCACGATGGTCGGCTGGTTTGTCTCTCCGTCCACGGTGATCGTTCCGCCCGCGCTGGTCTTCGCCAGACTCGAATGCGAGTCAACGCCACGCTTCAAGTTCCACTTCCACGTCTCGCTTCCGTCGAGCGTTCGGCTCTCGTCGAGAGATACGGTCACGTTGATGATGACATCATCTCCACGAACGTATGTTATGTCTTGCCCTGTCTTCATCTGTCCACCCTCCAACGTAATCGTCGAAACTGAATCGCCAATCAAGGACAGAACCGATGTGGCTGTGCCTTCGATGGAATAAATAGAAATGGCTGCGCCCTGGAGAGAGAACGTCGTGACGGCAGGAATGTATTCGATCTCAATCGCTGGGTGATAGATTGTATTGACGTGATCGCAGGAGGTTAAGTCTACATGGTCAACAGTGGAATCGGAGTGATCGTAGGAGTGGTAGAGCTGGAAGAGGGCAGAGATGTAAGTAGAGCCCTCTTCCGTATCCACTCCGCGAGTCGCATCGACCAGCGGATCATCGAGGTAGGACTGGAGTTGTGAGACTAGACCCCCTGCGGTGTCGTTGCCGATATTTCCCGTGAGCGTTCCGGCACCGATACTCCATTCCGACAGTGACGATCCGCCCTTTACGCAGGAGAGATCCTCGAAGGCCGCAGCTCCTCCGTAGAAGTTATCCGGGTTCTTTGAGATCCCCGCGCTGTAGTTCGCTTCGCCGAATGGGATGTCAGTATCATTTACCCACTCGGCAACACCTCCAGCATCGTTCCAAGCGTTTGATGACTGCCGAACCGTCCATCCTCCGGTGAGCAGCCACGGTCCATCAGTAGTCGCCGAACCGGAAACGGAGTAGTCCAACTTGACTCCGAGGATCGTTGCGCCGTAAGGAATGTCTATCTCGTACCGGACGAAGACCCCATGATTCAGATAGAACGTGCCGTTAAATGTCGTTCCGCAAATCAGCGTCACGTCAGACACGCTCTGACGTGCGATGCCTGTGGACTGAAGGAGCTGATCCATGTCGGCATAAGATTTAAGGCTTGCGATGGCTCTGAAGGTTTCGGTAGGCATTAGATTATATGACCAGCTTCCGGCGGAACCGGATGTCGCCAGTGGCCTCTTCTACCGTCGCATCGTAGTCGCTCATCATACCGTCGCGGAAAGCCGTAAGCCTCGACTGGTCTGGCGTGAGAGGAACGTCGAGGTTGTACGCCAGCATGTTGTAACCGATCAGATCGAGAACGCGGCCATCGTCCAGGGCGAGATCGTTATGGATCAGGAATCGGATAGCGGATAGATGAGTCTCGACCTCATCGACACCCTCGGCGTCCGTGACCGCCGCCCAGATCATCGCCGTAGAGACGATCTTCTCGGTGTCCTCCCTCTCGACATCGAACTTCGAGACGTGGATTCCACCGACCAACTCGCCGCCTCGCCTTACTGACAGAAAGAGCGCATCGAGAGGGCTGCTGGAATTGAACCTGTGGAACGCACCAGCGGGCTCACTCCATTGGCAGATCGTTTCTTCTTTCGGAATGCCTTCAGACTCGACGAACTCAAGCGCCGCCTGATTGTAAATTCTCTGGACCGCGAGGCAATCAGATTGATTGATCGAGCGGAGGTCTGAGACTGACCACCCTATCGGTTCGATGTCGAACGGCAGGACGATTGGGAAAGGATACTCCAGGTGCGGCATGATCCTATCCCTCGACTGCCGCGACGGTCACGCTGGTTGCGTCCGAGTAGGTAGCGGTCGCCTTCCGCGCCGAGCTGTTGAAGCGCATGATGTCGAACGGGCCGAGCGCAGTCGTCACGGTATCGGCGACCGTTGCTGTGAAGTTCTGCGCCGCGTGGCCGAAGCTGCAAGTCCGTACCTCGGCGACCGTGACCGTGATCGAGCTGCCGCTTGCGTTCTTCACCCAGAGATAGACTTGCCCTGTTGAATTGTTCCAGGTGTTCCCGGTTGCATCAGCAGCCGCGAGCGACGGCGATGCCATGTCTGTCTGCAATGTTAGTTCTGTTGCCATGTGAACCCCTCCTTCCTGTTATGCCGCCGGTTCGCCGATTGCGATCCAAGGATGAGCATAAATATTGGTCCGCTGAGAAGAATTTCCTGAACCAGACCCTCTCGCCGTCACCGTGAGGACGGTCGCCGTTGTACTGTATCCAGCCGACTTAATGGCAGGGGCCGCATCGTACCCGAGCCAATTTCTGGGCTGGAGAGAGCCGGATGAGGAGTCATAAGCCTCCCCTGGCATAATTACAAAAGGCGGGGCCGCATACGCCTCCGGGTAGGTGTAGGTTTCTGAGACTGGAGTCGAGTTACTGGATTGAATTGCTTCGGCCCAACCCCACTGAATGAGCATCCCGCTAAACTTGAAGGCTCCGATGTTGTCCTGACCATCCCCACCCATTCCGGTTCGTGTGCCCACCGAAAACCCAGCAACGAACTCGGCGAGCATCACGAAGGCGGCAACGTGGTTGCCATCGAGAAGATCCGCATCGAGTCCGTTGCCTGCGCCGGGACGGAGACTCTCCCATGTAGCTACTCCTCCTCCGACATCTGAATTAAATTCGAGCTTCGATGTTGCAGCGTCGATCCTAATCGCAGCCTGCGATGCGCCACCGGCATTCTTCGTACTCAGATAGACATCTCCATCGGCGGTATCGAGATATAGAAGGGCACGCTCGATGCCGCCATCCTGCAACACGAAGCCTGCTGTCTGAGATACGCCAGACGTGTTCGCTGTGATCCTCGTCGCGCCTGATGTTGTCGCTGACAGATTCGCGATGATGGACTGAGCAGATGCATCATCAGTTCGGACGAAGGCAGCCGCCGCATTGCCGTCGAGCGTTATCGCATCGCCGCCACCCAAGTCGCCAGTCGTCGCAGCGACGATGTTGCCCGATACGTTGATCTTCAGAACGTCATCGGTGGAGAGGTTCGAGCTGTCAACCTTGAGAACCTTGCTTCCCGATGAAGCGGAGGCCGTCGCGATGGCTTCGACTGAAGCAGTACCCAGGCCGAGGCTTAGTCGTTCGGCCTCCGCGTCTTCCGAGTTCGCTCGTCCGTAGCTGCGCCAGACCTCGATCCAGTGGTCGCCGCTGTAAATGATGACGAGAATCCTTTCGGCGCAGAGGATGAACGAGGATCCGTCTGTCATCGTAATCGAACCGGCTGATGTACCGTGAGTAATGGTGATTGTTTGCCCGCCCGACTCCGTACTCGTTCCGTCGTTGTTCTTCAGGATGACAACTCGGCCCTGCGTGATGTTTGTCGTGGCGATGGTGAGTAGAATGTCCGCCGTGTCATCACTGAATCCTTCAGACCTGACGAGAATCATGCTGGAGAGCGGTGGGTCGAGTGCGCCGGTCGAGATAGTGAGCAGCGTTGGAGCCTCGCTCCCAATCTCGGCAACGACATCGTGAAGCTGCTCAAGCGCAGTCTTCATCTCGCCTTCGGTTCGTGCGTTGTCGCTCAGGTATCCCGAGCCGGGTAGCTGTGTCATATCAATATCCCTCGATCACGACGGCGGCTGTGCCGGTCGTCTCTACAAATGGACTCCATAGCCTAATGGTCGGACCCGATAACTCGATTGCGGTTTCAGCGCCTCCGGGTTGATGGTTCGCCAGCAGGTTATACGCTTCTCCCGTTATATGACCTTGCGAAGAATCTGCATCGTTAATCGCGTTGATTGTAACATTGGTAATCTTGCGAAAATTCTTGCCAGTCAGATCGACAACAGTTCCGCCCGTAGAGGAAACCGTCACCGTCTCTCGATGTATCTTCTCAAGTCCCTCCACGATGATCTTCGCAGCCTTCATCTTTCCCTGGATGGCTCCACCCGAGATGGTGATTCTCAAGCTAATACTTTCGAGAAAGTAACCGGAAACGAAGAAACTTTCGATGCCGAACTCAATTTCGTGTATCACACGCTCACCGGGCCAAGGAACGTAGTCCTCTTGATACCAAGTCGAAATGCCAGTGGGGATGTCATGGGATTTTAATGCGCGATATTCGACCTTGTAGTCTGACCCCTCTACATCGAACTCCGAAAAGCGTTGCCGCCCTGGTAGGTCAGCGCCGGTAGGCCAGTCGCCTGTACTGACCACATCAGCTACATCATTATTAACGTATACCGTTTCTGTATATATCATTTCATCATAGGTCGTTAGACCGTAGAAGATGGTCGCGTAGATTCCTGTCCAATAGGTTGCGCTGTCGGCACCAGCCCAGAAGACCGGCGAGATGTTCTCTGTTGCGACCAGATAGTCCGTTCCTGATTCGACCTCGCAGTTCGTCTTCGTGCCTGTCCATAGTCCCGTCCATGTCGAAGTACTGGTGATATCCAGATCATCAGGGCTTGCGATTAACCGAACACCGGACAGCGTAGTCGATTCGTTGCCTCCGATATCGACCGCTCGAACCATCAGTGTCGTGATTCCAGGCTGAATCCGTCCACCGATCTGAACCCAGTTGTCTGTGATGAGGTTCGTTGAGAGTGTGATTCCCGTTGACCAAGTGGCATCGCTGCCGGATTGATACTTGACGATGAAGCCAGCGAAGTCGCTTGGCTTCTCTCCGTAACTCCAGCGGATCGCATTACCCCAGACAGAGAGATCCATCGGCGGGTCGGGTGGAGTCGATAGGCCGATGACGGTGTGATTGTTCACCTGAACCCATGCGCTCGCCGTAGAACTCTGGTCGGAGATGGAACGGACTCTGATGTCGTATATCGAGCCCTCTTCGACTGGCTGGATCGTGATGCGCGTGTTCCCGACAGCCTCGACGCGAGGAAGATTGTACCAGCCAGTCACGGCAACATCGTCGCTCTTGCCTCGGAACTGAACATGGTAGTGCGTTGTCGGTGAGTAGGTTCCTATTGCGTTCTGTGGCGTGATGACATTGACGACGATGCGAGCCTCTGGCGCACCAGCCGAAGAGAACGCAATCACTGTTTCATCGCTAACAGGATTCCCAACGAACTCGGGCTCGATGGGAGTCAATAGAGTCGGGTTCGATTGCAGCGAGATGTTGCTTGTGTGTTCTGGGATAACGTCTTCGGCTCCGTAGACGGCCTCGTTGTATTCAACCATCTCAATCATCGCAGTCAGATCATTGCGTGGTGAGATGCGTTGGATGATGCACTCCAGGCTCTCGATGGTCCGTTCGCCGAAGAGAACGAGATCGCCGACGCGAGGCTCTACTGTGCCAGCTCCGGCGAATGAATACGCATCAACGGCAGTTACCGTAGAACTCAAACCAGCTTGGTTCACGATGTTGATGATCGCATCGGCTGGATCGTTGCCGCTAGTCGTCATGCCTCGGACGCGGATTGCGTAGTCCTTGTCCACGTCGTAGAAGAACTCTTCGTCGAGCGTTCCTCCCAGGAAGTCATTCCCGCTAGTCGTGACATCGGTGAAGCGAGCGCCGCCATAACCTACTGCAATGACATCATGCGAGACTCGAACTAGGTCGCCTCGGTTACACACCAGATGCTCGACATCGACCTCGATGGTGAATATCTCGGGCCGCAGCTTGGTCGAGGCCAGGTGGTAGCGTGCATCGCGAAAGGCTTGGTCTGGATCAGCTACGCCCCACAGCGACAACTCGGCGAACTCGGTGGCCCGCTTCGTATCGTTGTCCACCACGATGGACTCGATGTCGAAGACGCTGCCGAATGAAGTGCCGCCCGTAACGAAGTCGAAGCGCAGGCGGTCGATGGTTCCTGTCCAGATCGCATTGTCCGAGAGATCCCATACGACCGTCACCCAACCCTTCGTCCAATCGGGTTCGGTTGACTGGATCTCGTCCTTACCAACTCCACCTGCAAAGGCAGCGGTGCCAGTCTGGAAGAACATCCGACCTCTCCATGTCTCATCGCCTGCCGTGACTCGTCGCATCCTGACGCGGACGAACTTGGAAACATCTGCGTCGATGGCGAGAAGGTTGTCGGGGTTATTGTAGAACTGTGGATCTCCATCCGTGACGGTAAGGCGGGCAGAGTATCCTTCATGTCCCTCTAAAGTGGCTTCAAATCCACGCCACTGTGACACAGTTCCGGGTCCACCCGACAAGAGAGTCGTCGGAGTCGCTGAGCCTCGGAAGTCCAGATCGACAACGTGGTTCCCGTCCTCGCTGTAGCCGTCGTCATAGACGATCAGCTCGTCTTTCTGATACGACTTCACGCCACCCTCTTCAGGCTCGGGGTTGACGAAGTGCGTGCGGATCGCGTGCGGTCGCCTCGCGAAAGACTTTCCGCCAGAGAAGTTCCGAGAGTTTCGCGGGCTGAAGTGTTGGATGATCTGATCTCTTGGGATGTCTTGGACGACCGAATACTTCCCGTCAATGAGATTTAGAGCGGCACGACTAGCACCAGCGATATCAGAGAGAACGCTTCTAGCTGTTGTCGAGTAGTCGATCACGGCGTCGAGGTTGCGAGCTAGTACTGGTGAGTCTTGTCCACTGATCGCATAGCCACCTGTTCCGTCAAGATTGCCAGCCCAATCGGCAATCCCAGGGCCGTCGATTCTTGAGTCTTCGATGGGTCGAGAGTTCGCAGGGCCACGAAGCATCTGAGCAAACAACCACGCGGCGTTCCGAGTTGGGAACATCGAAACATTGTACGCCGAAGATGAAGCCATAGATGGACCCCACGATTGAGTCAACGAATCGAACTTTGGAGCGATAGATGTACAGATGGCAGAGATGTTGTCGATGATTCCGCTCAGCCCTGTATCGCTCGCATTGATCTCCAACTCGATCTTCGCGAGGTTCTTGATCCTCGACTCGATGTGAGGCTTGATCGTTCTGATTCCTGTAATCGTTGCGTCGGAGAAGATGCGGTTTCCGTTTGTTACGGAGGTGGATGTTGAAACTCTTGTGATGCGAACATCGTGAGCTACTCCTGGTGAACTGTCCGCTGGAACTGTCCAGCGCAGCCCTCTCGTCACAGCTCCTCGTTCGGCTAACTTGATGTCGAATAGTCCAGCCGAGACTTTCGTGATCCCGGTATCGGTATCCATGTCATAGTCCACGCCAAGGGTCGGATCACTGATGAGCGAATAGTCGTCTACATCTTCACCGGCCTCCTTCTCCTCGACTCTCAACCGAACCGTCACACTTGTCGGATTCCCTCTCTCTTTGAACGCAATCAATCCGGCTGCGAAGAAGATGTCGAACGATATCTCTTCGGGACCCGCACCTGTAGTTAGGCTACCGACTTCTGGATCATCTCTCGGAAGGTCTGGCTGGATGAGTCCATTGAAGTCAACCTCGTCTCTGAAGATTGACAGCGGCGCATCGTCATCCCACCCTTCTAGGACATTGTACTTTGATACCGGGATGAGTTCCAATATGGGCGTCTCGCCAATACGAATGTCAGTGATCTCCATCGGCCCGTAGCCGAAACAGAGAAGCATCCGAATGATCGAGTCATTGCCAACTGTCTCGATGAACGGCTTGCCGAGCAGATCAGGGTAGACGCGATACTGACCCAGGACAGTTCGGATAGGTCCGTACAGTCTTGCGCTGTTCCTGGTTCCGGTTAAAGCTGCTGAATCTCGACTCTGCGGAATAGCTCCACCGAAGGGAACGGCTGGAGGTGGTGCAAGAAGAGAAGCAATCCCTGATCCGATTGTTGCCAGCGCGCCGATGACTACCACACCACCTGTAAGCGTCAGAGGTCCGGGTGCGTAGAAACTGGCGGCAATGATGAGAATGCCGAGGATGATGGATAGAATTGCCTTCCCTTTCGGACCACCGCGAGGAACGACGCGAAGAACAACGAGCGTCCCAGCCTTCGGTCTGACTCGGGCGAACATACTCTCGGGAACCATCTCGCCGTTGATGACGGCGTTGACCGTATAGACGCCATCGAGCCTAAGCCCTTGCGCCAGGATGATCGCCTCCAGCGACTCGCCTTCGGTGGCGTAGGCTTGGACGCGATGACCCTCGAAGGGATTGCGTGCTACCTCAACGCCTAGTTGATTCGGTAGCATCGCAAGATCCTCCGCTGCCATGCGGGCGTCGAGGTTGACACGATGCAGGAGTCAACGCCTTCCATAGAGTGAAGCATCAGACGATTGCCGAGGATCACTCCACAGTGACACTCGACGCCGACGATCCGACACCACGCCACGTCGTACTCTTTCGGCGCTCCCTCGACTTCTTTCCACGCGCTGTTCTCTTGCCCGAAGGCGGCAGCGAAGGCGTCACCGTCTAGGCTGTCATTGTATCCCGCATAAGAGGGAAGTTCGATTCCCAGCTCGCGACTGTAGACTTGGCGAACGAGTCCCCAGCAATCGAGCGCGTTCATCTCCCTGCCGTTGATCTCGTAGGGGATGCCGATGTAGGCGTTCGTCCATGACATCAGAACAGTCCAGGCGTCAAGTGCGGAGTGAACTCGTCCTTCGGGAATCTTCTGTTCGTGATGTCCTCGAACGAGAGTTCCCCACTGACCACCGCAGCCGAATACTCCGCGCTTTCGAGGACGAAATAGTAGGGTCCAGCCTCGACGACATCGGGCGAGCTTCGGAGGACAATCCACATCCGAACCTCGGGTGGCTCCGAAGCTCTGCGAATCGCGGCAACGATCTCTCTGTCCACGTTATCAATCGACAGGCGAACGCTAGAGATATTCTCACCCGCTTCTTCTGGTAACTCGATCCCAAAGAAGCCACCCGCGAACGTGACCGCAGAGGCGTGCGTGTCCGTTCCATCCACGGTCAGCTTCGAGTCGAGGTCTAGGGAATCCATTGCGGTGCGGATCGGCTGAGATGGGTCGTCCTCGTTACTGATCTCCAATAGCAGGACGAACACCTCCTCGGTGCTTTGATCGTACATCGCTTGACGAGCTGCTGAAGATACGGTTCGACTCACGCGAGCAACTCCAGACTAAGTGAGACTCGGAAGTGCCCGAAGGCGTCTTGCGTAATGACGGGAGGAGCCAAGAAGCGCCATCCGTTCGTCGTTGTCACAGTCCCAACACCTAGACCAGTCCTAGGATGAGTGAGCGTTCCGAACGTAAGCGCACCACCCGAAGTTCCAGAAGGTGTATCGGCAGAGTTGTTGTTGTAGAACTCCATGAGCGTCGTTGCTTGCGCCGTCGTCATGGAGAACTGAAGCGAGAACTGCGAAGGCGATGACGAGAAGCGTCGGCGCAGCTTCGCCGGTCCCGCATCTGTTTCGGTTCGCACCAGCGAGTTTCCTGGTGTCTCGGTCCATCCGTACTGCGGCGCGTCCGGTAGTGATCCAGGCCATTCAGCCATTAGATTCCATGCCTCCCGACACGGTTGACGCCGTAGCTGTTGCGGATCGCCTGATCCACGTCACCACCGCGAGAGATGTTCTTGGAGATCGCCTTACCGATCAGGATCTCAATGTTCCGGTCGCCGTTGGGTCCATCGCGTTCGGTTGTCGATGACTCCTCTCCGGTGTTGTTGATGACGGTCACGGCCACGTTCCCGCCGCCGCCCTTCGATGCCATGCTGTTGAGCGACATGTTCGTCGCAACGAACCCGCTGCGGCCTGGGATGAACAACTCGGGGCCGCGCTCACCGACGAGGATCGGGCCACCACCACCGACAGGGCCACCGTTCGCAAATCTAATGACATCGCCACCGCTAGGAAAGTCCTGTGGACCGGGTGGGACAATCTCGAAAGTGGTGCCACTACCCCCAGCGGCACCAGCGATACCAGCGAAGCCCTTGATGATATCGAATATGCCTGCGGTCGCCTGTGCTACACCCAGCTTGACGAACTCTCGAAGGAACGCATCGCCGAGCGCCCTGAAGGTGATCTCTCCATCGAGAAGCATCGTCGCCAGCGCATCGTTGAAGCCGTCCATAACGAACTGGTTCAGCGCCTCCCACTGTTTCATCTTGTCTGCGTTTGCTTTCTTATCGTCCTCCAGGTCTTTCTCTCTGATGTCGTCGATCTCTGCCGCTGCGATAGCTTCGAGCTTCAATCTGTCTTCTTTGAACTGTTTTTCGAGGTAGAGTCTTTCGTCGATGTTCTCCTTCAGAGCCTCGATATCGTTCTTGAGCCGCAGCCGAACGGCATCTTCTTCCTTGCCAATCGACTGTAGATATTCTTGATGGATGCCTCTTCGTATGCCGCTGATCTCGTCGGCACCATCCTGCTCGATCTCTGTGATCTCTATCTTCAAGGCTTCTGCGATGTCTGCTCTTGCTTGCGCGAAGCTGTTAGTCGCCTCGTTCTCTTCATCCGATGCAGAATTGAGTATTGCCAGCTTCGCGTCAGCAGCCTCTTGTGCAAGCCTTATGTCTTCACCGCGAAGCTGTAGGATGTGATCGTGAACCTCTTGTTCAAGAGCCTTCCTGTCTGCGATTCCCTTCTGCATCTCTGCAACGGTTTTACTCACACCTGAACCAACGGCGGGTTGTTCAGGTGGCTTCAAGGCATCTTCGCGTGCGTGTTTTAGAACCTGGAGCTGAGCCATTATTTCTTTGAGTTCTGCACCAGCTTCGTCCGCTAGACCCTGCCACATTAACTCTTCGCCCTTGGCACCCATCGCCGCAGCCGCTCTTGCTCTTTCCGCGAAATCCTGAACTCTTTCGTTTACTTGACTTCGTTTAATTTCCAACCCACTCATACCGAGGCTTTCGATATTCGCAAATTGGACATAGACCCGATTGGCCCACCCGGCGAGTTCAGCCATTGACGACGCGGCTGAAACGAGAACCCGGCCACCCAGATCAATCAAAGCTGGTGCGAGCGAGTTTGATGTTATGCGAGCCAGAGCCTCTAGCGTGTCTTTGGTTTCGGTGGACTTCGCTATCACCTCGTCCGATAGAACGAGGCCGAGCTTCTGAGCCTCTTCCCTAAGCGCCTCGGTCTTTCCGGCCATGTTCACCATAGCCACGCCTTCGGAGTCGAACAGCTTGAACGCTAGACGGACACGCTCAAGCGGGCTCGCGACTCCACCGAGCGCGGAGATGGCATCCATGAACAACCCTTCGGTCGTTCGGAGATTGCCTTCGCCATCTCTGAGTTGAATACCGAGCTGCTTCAGCGCGTCTCTTGCTTCACCCGTTCCGGCTGCGGCTTCGGCTGCTCGACGACCGAATCGCTGCAAGCCCATGTTGAGAGTCTCGACTTTGACTCCGCTCTGGTTCGCTGCGAACTGAAGTTCTTGAAGCGCAGAGACAGAGATGCCCAGCTTCCCGGCTGTCTTGCCCAGAGAGTCGGCTAAGTTGATGGCCTCCTTCGCCATCATCGCCATCTTGCCGACCGTTATCGCACCGAGTACGGCAACGATGCCAAGCACGTTCCTTTTTATCATTGAGGCGGCAGCGGAGACTTTCTTGAAGTGCCCAGTCATTTTCTTGCTGGTGGAGCCGGTGGCTGTCTGCGCCTTTTTAAGATCACGGCGAAGCCTGTTAAGGTCCGCACGAATGCGGATCTCTAGTTCTCCAACTGGTTCAGCCATCCGTCAGCCCTTCTTCTTTCGGCTTCGCCTTCTCATCCATCATTCTCTCGATCATCATCACGTCTGCTCTGTGTTCTCGAAGTCTGATCTCTGCCTCCTTGCCCTTCAAGACCCGCGCTGGCTTCGGCGGGTTCATCCAGACTTTGAAGTCGGGCAGTCGCTTCGTTCGTGCCAAAGTCTCGGCCCAGTACGCTGAAGCCTTTTCGAGATCGACTTCTGCATTTCTCTTCTTCCCGAACGCTGCCGAAAGCTGGTTGAACTCTGCTGGCGTCAGCGACCAAAATGAATCCATTGAAAAACCCAGGTTGACTACTGCAAAGTCTCGGGCGTCAACGAAGCTCCATTCGCGTCTGCTGTCGTCGGAGGGTCCGCGTCGTCATCGCTGCCGCCGAAGTCTGGTTCCAGCTCGCCCCATAGAGACAGGTTGATTGCCTCAACCGCTGCTTGGAATGTCGGCAGCAACGGATAGAACCAACCCTTCACATCGTCAGCCTTCAACTCTGGCTCTTCCCAGAGACGACCAGACCAGACCAGCGAGGCTAGTGTCTTCCCGTCGAGCGATGAGATCGCAGACGGAATCTCGCTCAGACCCTTGATGCCAAGCTCGTCAATCAGATGAGCCAACGCGCCCTGATCGAAGCGAAGGAACTTCTCCTCGCCGTCGATCAGGACACGAACACGTCCACGCAGTTGGTCAGCCGTTAGGTTCACCGACTAAGCCCAGCCGCCAGTTACCTGGAAGCTCACTTCCGTCTCTGCGGGTCCATGCTCCGGTGCGCTCACCGACAGCGAACTGACCAGCGCGGTCGCCGTCAACAACGTGGAACCCGTCGCATTGGTTCCGTCTGTCGAGGCTTCGTGCCAAATGAGACTCACTGTCGACCCTGCGTCGTATGCGGTGCGGAGCGCCGCCTGCGCTGTATCGGCGACGATATAGAGTGAAGAGCAGGACACCGTGTCCGTATTCTTCCC